CTCGTAGTTCGTACTAGCAGATAGGGTGTGATTTACGCGTAGGTGTTCGTTTGTGCTTCCATTCGAGCAGGTGAAGAGAGAGAAACCAGGGGTGCTTGAAAGGTTTCTGTAGGACCAGATAAACGTTCGTTGGTTGCCTGTCCCTACCCACTTCGAGAGGAAATCCTGTGCATCGGTCGCCCCGGAAGGCAAGGACGAGAAGTTGTGCCTGATGTGGAAGGTTAGCTCGTTTGTGAGGTCGAGGCCAGATTGGCTAGCGTCTGTGATAGAGAAGTGCTTGCTCGTACCGAATCCAGCTCCCCCTGAGAAGCTGATGCTGCCGTTGTTCGTGAGGTCATTGTTTCCGTGAGCATCTACAGCATCTGAGGTGAGCGGGTACCAGGAGACAAGACCTGTAAGAAGGTCGTTGCCTGGCGGTGGGTCGTAGGTACAGGTAGCGTCGTCCTCAGTCGCTTCTGGGTCGTAGTTGTTCGCTTCGGGGTCGGTACAGCCGTAGACAGGGTCTGGTGGTTCTTCGTCAGTCTCTCCGGTGTTGAGAGTGATAGTAACCACACCGCCTACAGACGAGATAGTGCCTCCAGTAATGGATTTCGCTGCAAAATCGGGCGTCAGTTCCTCCTCCATCGTGTCGTCTGTTATTGTTTCGTGATAATTCTCCTCGTACCCGTGGCTGATGTAGAGAGTGCTCCCCATAACGCCAATCGCAGGATTCTCCTTAAGGTAGGCAAGGTCATCGAGAGCATCCCAAGAATCTTCAGCTATATCGTAGACCTCGACGTACTTCTGTTTTGAGGAGGTGCTGTGCTTCCAACCGCCCGCAACGATAATCTTTTCGTTCAATGCTGCGACACCGAATGAATCCCGTGCAGAAGGCATGTCGGTAAGCCCTGAATCCCAAGAGTCAGTAGAAGGGTCGTATGCCTCGACATCTGCTACGTTCACAGAACCGTTATACCCTCCGATGCAGTAGATAAGGCCGCTAGATACCGCCGCCTTATCAACATCCCCACGACCTGTAGGCATGGAAGTCTTCGTAGACCAGGAATCTGTGCCGGGGTCGTAGCATTCGTTCGTTGTGACGTTGAAGGTACTGCCGTTATACCCACCAATCACGTACATCTTCCCGTCTACCACCGCATTGAAGGCATGGCTCCTGGCTGTTGTCATTGAAGTAACTGAGGTATAGGTATCGAGGTCTGGGTCGTACTTCCAGCCCGCTCCTGTAACCGTAGTACCGCTTCCTGTCCTGCCGCCGAAGATATAGATGAAATCCCCTATGGATTCTACTGAAGGATGCCAGCGCGCGGCTGGCATATCAGTCAAATACTCCCAATCGTTTCCTACCGGGTCATAGACGAGAGCCTTTGCATTTGGCCCAGAACCGTCCGTAGAACCCCCGAATACATACTTCTTTCCCTTATGGACACAGTATCCAGGTCCTTGCTGGTTAATGGGAGGAGCTGATTTTGATGAGTAGGTGTACGCCATGTCTTCTTCTTATTTTCTAAACTGCGTTAGACCAGAGTGCCTTCCAGTCAGTCCCATTAAATTGAGCGGTCAGCATGAATGTCTTCCCAGCCGTTGTGGTTGCCGGGAAGGCCGCGCCAAATACCTTATAGGTACTGTTTATTGTTAAGGTCTGAGCGCCAGCCGAGTCCACATAGATAGCGATGGTTTCTCCGATAACGGGAGTTCCAGTTGGTGCTCCGATGGTAAGTCCTGTCGTTTGGGTAGTCCTGAAATAGACGTTTGCGGTTGAAAGGTCTGGGTCGAGATTCGCGTTGCTTGTAGAGCTTGCGGTACGCGGCTGGTTGCGCTTCCCAGACACCGTCTGCGTTCCTGCGTTCGTTACAACACTTGCTGCATTCGTTCCGGCAGTTGTTACTCGCAAATCACCTGTTGTGACCTCCAGAATCCCCGACGAATGAGTTGCTACCCAGTTACTGTTTGCGATGTTTATTAAGGCCCCAGAAGCAAGGTAGAGGTCAGAGAATGACTGCATGCTTGCACCCAGAGCAAGTCCATCGTTTGTCGTAGGGAACAAGAACGAAGAGTCGAGATTTAGTTCTGACGTACTGTTTATTGCCCATCCGAGCCTGTTTGCAGCGGGTAAGTACATTCCGTTTGAAGGAATGGTAGTGCTGTTTGGTACAAACGAGTTCGCAACAGCAGCAGTGAATGTACCAGCTGCTGGCGTTGTAGCCCCTACGGTTCCGTTGATGTTTATCGATGCAGTTCCGGTAAGGTTCGTGACCGTACCGGATGAAGGGGTTCCGAGTGCACCGTTGAAGGTGACAAATGCTCCCGCAGAGCCCACGTTCACCGCCAGAGCTGTTGCTACTCCTGTTCCAAGCCCCGTAATAGAGCCTACCGCCGGGGTGATGGTGGCTGAGCTTGCAGCGGTTATGAGTCCTTTAGCATTCACCGTGAAGATAGGAGCTGCTGTAGCGGAGCCAAAGGAGCCAACGTTTGAGTTTACAGTGGCAAGAGTAGCGGCTACGGAACCGGGTCCGGACGCTGTTACGTCCCCCGTGAGAGCCGTGATGTAGTTTCCTGTAGCCTGTTTTCCGTTCAACTGGGTCTGAATTGCTGACGTGACGCCCTTTACATACGTAAGTTCTGTAAGGGAAGGGTAGGTTGCTACGGATGCCGACACGAGGTTCTTCGAGGCATCAGTAATGACTATCTCAGAAGCGGTGAGGTTTGCTATCTGAAGGTCTGCACCAGCAAGGGCTAGGACATTTCCCGTCTGGGTGAGGGTTGCGTCTCCGTTGTCCCAGTTAATTACACCCCCTTCGGCCAAAAAGAGGTCAGAGAACTGAAGGGCGGTTGTTCCAAGGGCTGTGGCGTCGTTTGCGTTCGGGGAGATTGAGCCACTTGCCACCTTTAAGTAGGCTGTGCCACCAATGGTTGCAAAGAGGTTTGTCCCGTCTCCACCGAACCCGGTCGTTCCCGCCGTTCGCTGCGGGATGAAGGAAGGAGCGGTAGCTGAAGAGGCCCCGGTAAGAATCTGAGGAGTCGTTGAAAGAGCGGAGTTGAATATGAGACCGTTTGTGCCGGTTCCCCAAGTTGCAGAACTTGGCACAAAGGCATGGAAGGACCACGTGCCGTTTGCAGAAGCTATGCTGGTTGGGCCTCCTTGAATGATGCCGCCCGGTGGAACAGTGTACTGTGTTACGCCGCCTGCGTTCGTAATAATCATATTCCCGCTCGAATCGTTGTTGAAGACGAACCAAGGTCCTAGAGAGAGTGTTGTGGCGTCGGGAAGTTGGAAAGTTTGATTTGAGGAGCCGGAAAGGCGCTGATACCTCCCACTTCCTGCTGTAAGAACAGTCGTGCCTGCTGCCGAGACCGTAGATTCCCCACGGCCTAGGTAGTTATTAAAGAATATGTTGGCATTCGAGTCCCTCTGGGCTACCGCACTTGCTGTGGCCGCGCTGGCTGTAACGTACTCCCCAAGAACCCCTGCGTTGTTGTAGAGGATTCGAGTGTCGGTTCCGCTTGAGACTGTGGTTGTCCCTACCGCAATATCAGTCGCGACGCCACCTGTCGCGGTGAGGGTTCCCGCCGAAAGAGAAAGCCCAGAGCCTATCGTTATCTCTTCTACTGCCCCTGTAGAGGCAGTAGAGCGCCCCAGGATACGGGCTGTTGCCATCGTAAGACCGGACGAGGTGATAGCACCCGGGGCCACATAATCGGTCCCTGCTGAAGCCGCAGAAAGAGCTGTACCATTTCCCTTCACAAGACCCGTAACAGTTGTGGAGAGCGTGATTGCAGGGGTTGTGGTTGAGTTCGCTACTGTTCCCGCAAGACCATTTGCGGATACTACAGACACATCTGTTACGGTTCCGCTTCCGCTTCCGCCGGTCGCATCAATACGGGTCGTGCCGTTCGGAAGCGGGGTAAGGGTTATATTCGTTCCTGCCGATACAGTCGTTCCGCCGCCGTGCTGTCCCGCTTGCTTTCGCGCGAGCTGGTTTCGATATGAGGAAAGCTCGTTTTCAAGGCCTCCAATGTCGCGCCAATCGAGCTTCTTGTCTGCTTTCAGCTTCTCTACGGCCTCCTCGATTATCTTGTCGTAGTCAACGATAGGGGTCTCACCGTCCTTTGGGGTCTTGATTCGTGCGAGTACACGAAGTACCAGCAAGTCTTCGTCTCCCTTTGTGAGATAATCCTTACCTTTAATAGGGGCAAACCCGTCTTTTCCATCTTTCCCGTCCTTTCCAGGGCGTCCTTCAGGACCAAGAAGACCTCGCTCGCCACGGTCTCCCTTATCTCCCTTGGGAAGCCTTTGAATCCTTTGTGCTTCGGCAAGATACTGAGCAACCATGCGGCGCACCTCCTCAACCGAGGAGTTCATGCCGTCATGCATACGGATTAGGTCAGCAGTAGCCTTCGCAATCATCTTGTCGCGGCGTAGCTGTTCTAGTTGAGGAGAAGTAGGCATGGGAGTATTGTAGCGTTTATGAATATGTAGGAGCTGTTGACATCCTCGACTTTGCTATTGAGGTGTATCTCCTTCCCTCAGACGGTGTAGCCTGAGCAAACGTACTTCCGTACGAAGGTGTGCCCTGTAGGAGTCCTGCTTCGCGCTCCCTGCGCTTTGCGAGTACAGGATTTACCTTTAGCTGCCCTGAATTTGGGTCTTTAGACTTGTTGTACGCCTGCATAAGCTGTCCGGCAGTATCAAAGTCGCCAGAGTTTATGCTTTCTATAACGTCAGTAGCCTGATTCCATATGCCAGGGCCAAGGTTGTACTCAAAACTAGTCAGTGCAGCCGTCTGGGACGGTGTTAGAGGTCGCTGTACCTTGTTCTTGAATGAAGAGTACTGATTCTTTACCGAGTCCTGCATCATTTGTTCTGCCTGTTGTTCGGTTATGCGGTCTCCAGGCTGTACGGGTCGTCCGTTAATCATGGTGTTGCCGAACCCTATAGTCCACTTCCTCGTCTGGTCTTGGTATGCCTCTGTTCGTAGTCCTTCTTCCTCCCTTAGAAGGGCAAAAGCCTCGCTGAAGTCCCCGTTGTCTTGTGAGTTTCGCGGAGAATATGGCGAAGAAACAGAACCACGCTGCTTTGCTATTGACCTATATTTTCTTGACTGTGTAGGTGGCATGTGGTTTGTTGTGTCTATATGACATTCCTCGTCCTATTCCTTCTAGCGATTGCTGCCTCTCCATTCGTGGTTAGTCATTTCAAGACTAGTCGGTCAGGAACATAGCACCGCCACCCAGTGTGCCAGCTAGTCCTGCTGCTTTCATGGCGGCCCACTTCTTAGGGTTGTTTGCTGCAAACTTCGTAAGCCAGTCCTTGTTCTGTATTGCGTAGTTGTCGAGTGCGATGTTGTGGCGTGCAGAGTACATATTAGACATATCACGCATACCAGTTTGGAACGCATTATCTGGTACGCCTTCTGCTATGAACTCGTTTGTAGCACGGCGCATATCGAGGATTGCCTTCTGAAGTGCCGAATACTTGTCAGGGTTGAATCCTGCCGCGCCAAACTGCTGCTCGATTACCTGGTCAATCTCCTTACGAGCATCCCAGAGTCCTTCCTTTGTCTTCGGGTGTCGTTTAGCTACCTCAATGAAGCGGTCCCTCACGATGTCGTAAGTACGTGCGAGAGATTCATCTGACTTAATGAAGTCTGGCATTTCTACCTGCTTGAGTCTGTTCGCGTAAGTTGCCGTGTTGAATGGCATAGGATTAGCACGAAGAGCAGGACGTACTACAGTCTCGGATACTTCGGCAATCTTATTGTTTATGTTTGCGATGTTCTTTGAAGGCGGATTGGACTTCCTAACAACACCCTTCACTGATTCTGCAACCTCATAGTCTCTCGTTGTTGGAACGTACTTATCAGCACCCGCAAGTCTTCCGAGGAAACTTTCATCAGGAGCATAGCCACCAGGAGCACCCGAACGTTCAAGTCCAGCGATAGTCTTTTTCTTTCCTTGAGGACCGATAACTACCGTATCCATAGCTTCGTCTGCTAGATTTGGCGCAAACTTAGAAGCAACTGGAGCCATAGCGTCAGATACCATTTCTCCAGCTCGTGCAGCAACCTTTGGTGCTTGTTCAACAACCGTCTCAACACCTTCCTTAGCAGCTTTTGCCCCAAGCTGTGCGCCCTTTCCAGCAACACCAACACCTGGGATAACCGAGGCAATGTTACCTACAGCCTCTATGTTGCCTGCCAGCTCAGGATTCTCCTCCTTAAAGCCACTGTATGCCTCCATAGCACCCTGTACTGGCTCAGACCCCGCCACGGCCCCTACAGCAGCCCCTAGAGGCTCTTTAATGAAGTCTGGGGTAACGGCCTTGATTGCCTCGAACCCAACATCTCCGATGAATCCTGCACCTTGTCCTGCTGCCTGAAGGAAACCAGAAGCAATACCCTGCTCTCCGTCTATAGACTTGCCTATGGCCTCTTCCTGGGCCTTTCTACGGGTCTCAAATGCTGTCTTAATACCTCCGGTAAGCTCGTCTATCTTTTTCTGTACGCCTGTCTTTGGTGGAGGTGGAGGTGGTTTCTTTGAAGGGTCGTAGGTCTGGTAGTACATATCTAGGTCTACCTCGTCTATCTCTTCGCGGTCTCCTGGGTAACGCTTTAGAGCGCGGTCCAGCACCTCAAAGTCGTTCATGTCGCGGATAAGTTGTCCGTCCTTTGAAGACTGATTGCCAAACTTGTTCTTGAAGTTGTCTATGTATTCTTGGGTAGTCATGTTAGATTCCAGCGTCGTTAGATTCTGAGGAGCGGGAAGTATTGCTTCCGTAGAGACTTAGGCGTTCATTCGGGTCAAGTACCTCAAGTACGCGAACAGGTGGAAGGTTTGCAGAACTTCTAGTCGCATTGTAGCGGTCAATGATTCCCTGCTGGAATACATCAAGTTTAGTGAGGAAATTGCCCTTCGGGTCGTCGAGGTCTGCGAAGAGGTCGTTGAGGTACTTTTCCTCGGAAGGGGTAACAGCTACACCAGAGTTTTCCTTACGGAAGCCCTGGTAGAGTTGCTTGAGTTTTGCGCGAACCTCAGTAGCGCGCTGGCCCTTAACCTTTCCGAGCACTTTGTTGAAGTTACCCTCGATAAAGCCCGTGTCTCCGTAGTCAGAGTTGTCCGTAAGGAGCCTCTTGATGTCGTCAATGCGCTTTGTGTAGACCTCAGTAGGCGCGTCTCCCATGTAACCCTCTGGGTCTAGCTCCTTTGCGCGTAGCATCGCAGTCTGTTCTACAGCCTTCATGGCTCCCTTATAGTTTCCGTTCGAGAGGAGTGTTCCCACACGAGAAAGAGTAGGGGATACACCCTGCCCGTCCTTGTCATTTGCGATGATGATATCTCTGAGCGAGCTGTTGTATGGCGTATCTACACCCTGGCCCCAGCCAGAGAATATATCGAGAATCTGTTGACCTGAGAGGCCCATATCACGATAGTAGGCAATCTCTCCCTTTACATAGTTGCGGTCTTCGTCAGAAACAGAACCCTTGTTTACAATCCCCATTATTTTAGGCTCTAGGTTGGAGCGTATAGAACGTTCCGTAAGTTCGTCAGGTGCGCCTACACCCGGCTTCATTGGGCCGGACATCTCATCTACACCAAGAGCTGCCTTAACTGCCTCATGCTGTTCAGGGGGAATCTGAGAAAGTATCTCCTCTATACCTACGCCGTTGTTTAGGTCGTAAGCCATGTCGTTTACATCCACCATAGAGAAACCTGCTCCTAGGAGTGGACCGAGCTGCTTTGCCTCGAACTTAAACGAACCACCTCCTGTGCTTCCAGCAAGGTCATTCAGCCCTTTAAGAGAGCCTGTTATTTCTGCGAGCGTAAAGTTCCCACCGCGCTCGTTGAGCGTCTGTAGCATTTCTACCGGGTCTACGATGCCCTGTGCGACCAGGTCTGCTATCTGGTTATCTTTGTCTGCTTGCACCTGAGCTTCCTGAAGAGAAGACATTGCATCTGCTTTATCCTTACGGATACCGTCAAGAACTCCAAGTTTCTGTTCAAGGAGTTTGTAGTCGTTAGTGCTCTGTGCCTGCTTCGCCTCGTTGATTGCTTGGCGTTCGAGTGTGTCTATCTCCGTGAGAGCCTTGATACCAGCCTGTTCCTGCGCGGAAATGATGCCTGTTGACGAAACAGGGGCGTAGCGAGAAGAACCACTGAGGTTCAGTGCCTGCTTCACTCCTGCGAGGTTCTGTAGGTTACTTGCTTCTTGTTGTGCCTCTCTTTGAGCGAATTTGCTTTGAATGTCTGAAATAGAGTCACGTGTGTAGCGGTCTGAGGTCTTTTGCATCTCTGCGAGGGTCTTCATGACGCTTGCGCTGTCTCCGTAGGTACTCTCCCAATACCCGCGTGGCATGGCGATATTAGCTCCCGAGGTTTCGTACTGGGAAAAATCTATACCTTTCTTCTTCTTTTTCTTGCTGTCCGAGAAGCCAAGGATGTCTTCAAAAGACTCAGAAGAATCACCGCCTGACCCACCTGTAGCGTTGTCTGGAGCACCAAATGTTGGGAGAGCATTTGCCTGGGATACGAGTTGTGGAATGGTGTCCTCTATGATTGAGGCGTTTGAGAAGACTGTTGGTGCGCGAGGATTCTCTGGGGTATTTGGACGCTTATTGTCCTCTGTTCCGTAATATCCGTAAGGGTTGGTCTGCTGTTCGTTACGGATTGGTACTCCCTCAGTACCAGAACCAAGCTTTTCAGAAGCAGTGCTTCCTGCGTTCTTTTTCTCTTGCGAAAGTTTCCCGGCAAGCTCGTTAGCTTTCGCCTGGGATGAGGTCTTGAACTTCTGGTCGCCCACAGTGTAGACGCTCTCCTTCTTGCCGCCCCTAAGGGCGATTGCCTTATTCCTCTCCGTGGCTGTGTTCGCCATATTAGTAGGTGATTACGAGGACGATTCCGTTACCGCCTGCTCCGCCTGCGCCACCTCCTGGTGCTCCTGTTTCAGCACCTCCACCACCACCACCGCCACCTCCGTAGATTCCTGCTGCACCACCAGCTCCTCCTGCGCTCACGCCGCCGATACGTGAACCGCCACCACCACCGCCTGTTCCACCGACGTTCCCGCCAACAGTACCTGACGTTCCCGCACCACCAGCCCCTCCCGCGACCGCCCCGGCAGTACCGCCAGCATCAGTACGTGCTCCAGAGCGAGCACCTCCTGCTCCTCCTGTATATGCTGTAGCCGTATTATGACCACCGCCACCACCACCACCCGTCGGCGTGAATGTTGTAACAGAACCGCCCGCGGCTCCGTTCGCTGCTGTCGTGCCTGCACCACCAGCAGAGCCAGTGATTGCTCCAAGGAATGTTCCTCCGGTTCCGGCTGTACCTGCTGCACCACCACTTGTCGTGCCTGCACCACCAGCGCCTCCACCCGTTGTTGTAAGGAGAGTGCCGAACGAGGATGCACCTCCGGCAACACCGATGGTTGAGGATGCACCACCTGCACCACCAGCTCCGACTGTAACTGTTTCAGTCGCGCTTGTCGCTCCGGCAACGAATATACCGTAGCTATATCCGCCACCACCACCACCACCACCGCCACCTGTGGGGTTTCCGCTAAGGCCTCCTCCACCCCCTCCTCCACCTGCACCTATTACAAACACCTCAACGAGACGTGCTCCGGTTGGCTTTGTCCATGTTCCACTTGAAGTAAAGACTTGTACGTTACCTCCGAGGTTTGAGGATATAAACGGTGCTGATGTTGAAGGATTCCCAAGGCCTATAAGAGAAGTGAAACGAGGGTTCGGTGTGAGAAGTAGAGAGGTTGTAGATAGAGCGACACCTACAAACACCTCATTAGTTGGTGCTGTCACGGTTATGGCTCCTGCCGTGGTACTTGCGTAGTATTTGGAACCTGCGGTAAGGCCAGTCATGGACACAGGGCCAGAGATGGCAATAGATGTCGTTGCATCCGCGCTTACGGTTGCAAGAGCAATACCGAGCTTCACGCCGTCAAAGGTTGCGGTTGTGTCTGCGTCTACTTTCCACCACTTCTGGTCTGATTCCTTGAAGTACACAAGGTTTTCTGCCGTTAGATTCTCACCTGCCGTCTGGTTGGAGATTACCTGCTGGTCGAAGGTTACTGCTCCACCATTCACTACCGAAAGGACGTAGTTTACCGTTGGAATCTGATTGCCCGTGAGTCCTGCAACTGCGCCGTCATAGGAGAGTGCCTGTGCAGAATCAAATCCTGTCTCTCCCGTGAGGTTGTTGAGCATCCGGTCAAGGATTGCCCAGTCTGTGATAGTTACCGTTGCGCCGAATCGGTGGTAGTTCGCAAAGCCGGTGGTCGCCGCGCCCTGGCGTGAGATGTTTTGAATCCCTGTAAGGGCCGTTCCTACGAGGTCGCATACGATGTACTCCTTTGCAGAAGTGTCTCCGTCTACCGTGAACCCGTACTTGCCGGAAGGGAGAGCTACGCCATCAGAATCACTCGCACTTGAGAGTGTTGCGGTTGTCTGTCCTACGGTTACGGCTGCGGCAAGGGAGAGCTGAAGGTCTGCGGCAATTCTGAGGAGGGTAGTACTCATACAGGTAGTATATGGTTAAAAGTCAAGGGATACTGTGTTAATAACTATTTCACTATCTCCACGGCACTTTCTGATGCCTGTGTAGCGTTTGTTCCGATAGCAAGAATCTCCCACGCGCTGTCTGCGGTGTTGCTAAAGACGACGAGCTGGTACTCAAACACGCTCCCAAGCTCAGAGCTTGAGATAACACGGAACTTGGGGAAATACCCTTGGTCTACGGTTACACCACCAATAGATACGTCTCCAATCAAGGAACCGCCGATAACTTCTGGGTTGTTTGCCGGAAATAGAGCTGCCGGGTCGTCTATGCTGTTTAGTACGTTCTCCTGCGGGTTCTGGTCGAGGTAGTCTTTATTTATTCGCAGCGAAACTGTAGAGCCTTGAAGCAAGTACCCCTCTACATACACCTTGTCGAACTCTAGGAGTCCTTGACGGCGGTCATGCTGACGGTAGGCCATAGACATATTGCAGTCATACGGAACGGCATCATCTGTAGGGCTATCGTCATGCCACTGTCCTGTGTTCCATAGCTGGTATATCTGCGGGTTAGCGTTAGAATGGCCATACTCTACGCCGTTTATGAGCGCAATACGGGAGATGTTCCATATCTGAGGGGGATGCCAGAAACGCTCAGAGATAACGTTCCCTGCCTGGTCTACCGTCTCGCGAGACTCATGAAAGTACGTCTTTCCTTCCATAGGAGATGTTATGTACACACGGTCCCCAATGGCACGGACTGCTCCTCCAGTAAAGTTGACTCCTTCAAGCTCAGTCTTAATAGCCTGAGAGAGGGAAGGGTACTTAGCCTGAGTGATATTCCTAAAGATACCGTAGAGCCTGAGTTGCTGGTCTTGTGAGAGGTACACAATGTCGTCTCCTACGGTATCTATGAACTCGTGCGCGAGGGCTGCGGAGAGAGCTGCGGTTTCCTGCTTGTCTACAACCGTTGCCGAAGTAAGGGTAGAGCCAACCGTAATGTCCTGGTAGCTAATAACGTACCAGTCTGAGAGTCCTGCGGAGATGTGTGCATTTCCTTGGCGTACTGAGATACCTTTGGCGGTGTTGTCGAGGGTGAGAAGTTCCGGGGAGCCTGCAATACGGGGAGAAGGCACTACATAGTCCGTGAAATCGGTTGCAGACGAGATGTAGATGAGCCGGGAAGTGTACGAGCCTACGTGTACTTGGTTTCCGATGGTCTTTATGAAGTCGTTGTTGTATCCGGCTGCTGGGGTATCCGCTTCCGTAAGTACGGATTGAAGTATCACAGTATCTGCTGTGATTGCAGGGAGAACCGGGGTAATTCCTGTGAGAGTGTTTGTGTTCTCTCCTCCTGTGTACGTGTATACCGTAGAGCTTCCGTTAATAGTGAAGGTCTTTTCTCCAGATGTGTTGCTGAAGCTCTGAAGAAGCCAAGTACTTGTGCTATCAGAGAGTGTCAATGTGGAACCTCCCGCCGCCTGTGCTGCTACTTTCGTAAGACCACCAGACCAGTGGTGCATGTTCGAGTCCCCTTTTACGAACAAGATTCGGTCCTTTTTCTCGGTATCGCTATACCAAGGACTAAAGATGAACCGTGTAAGGGTCAATCCAGTCATAATGTCGTACCAGATGGGCGTTTCTCCGTCTACCGTAGTACTCATAACCTGTAACTTGGCGTCAGAACCAGCAGATGTAGCCCCAACAACCCTAAACGGGTACACATTCCCTAGGGATGAGTACCATTCGTAGCTTGATTTGATAGCAGCAACCGTAGAATCAGCCAATCCGTACCGTTTCTGGCCTGGACGTACTGTAATGTTACCCGTAATAGGCTTGTAGACGTTCTGAGAGCCTTCTACGAGGACATTTCGGGACACATTGGTCTTATCCTTCGAGGAAACGTATCCCTCGAAGCTGTCAATTAGGTCGAAATCGAAGTTTTGGGGGCCTTTTCCCATAGTTACCAGGGGTTGTAGTAGCTTCCTACTGTTCTAAGTTCTGCTGAAGGATTATCGCCTCTGTAGAGGTTGTACATGCCCTGGTCGTTCGGGGAGCCGTATAGAATGCCTCTAAACATCTGTACTTGCCCGCTTGATAGGTCTCCACCCTGCTGCATAGCCACGTTTAGGGCTGCCTCGTACTCAAGAAGAGTGTATGCAGCATCGTTGAGAATGATTGTGTCTCCGTCAGAGCTGATTGTCTGGGTCTGTAGTCCTGCGGGAGTCCTAAAGATTGCTGAGGACTGAAACAGAATCTCATTCGGCATCGGGAGGCTAGTCCACAGGTAGCCAACACGGAAGTTTACGATTGTTGCCGTGTGTGCGAGACGAACCTGGACGTAATCCACGTTCTCTATGTCTACCGTTCCGGTTTCAGTTGCACTTGATAGGTCGAGTGCAATGAGTGTCCAGTCATTTGCAATCCATGCACCGAGGAATCCTTCTGTTTCTGCGCCTGTCTCGAAGTAGTTGCTTGAGTCAGAGCCTAGTCGTACCGTAGCAGACGTAAAACTGGTCGCTGAGGGCGTGTAGATAGCCAAGAAGACTACACCTACACCTTCGTATGCTGTGAGGTCTAAGGCGTTCGTGAGGGTCTTTGTAAGAGTGCCTGTAGAAGAGCCTGTAAGGGTCATTCTTAGACTTGCTGGCTGCTGATAGTACACTGTCTCGTCCTCTACGAGAGATGATGCACTTCCTGCGGCTATCCAGCCGTCCGTAGAGTTCATCGGGTCAATGATGATGCGTGGCTTTGGGATAGGACTTGCGATACCGAGCATTGCCGTACCGTTCTTGTACTCCACATCGAGCATGTAGCCGTTCGGTAGGAACTGCTTAGTGCGTGTGAAGGTGTCTACAGGAACTTTGTAGTTGTAGTCAAGGGGACTAGACGCTGCTCCCTGCCTGCGAATGAGGTTTATTGCCCCGCCGAACAGGATGTCTGGTGCAAGGTAGTAGTCTACGCCGTCATAGAGCGTAATGGCCTGCATACCGCTTGCTTCCGGTACGTCTGCCTGCTGTACAACCGTTCTCGCAGCGCGCTCAAGAGCACCATTAAGGTTAATTACCTTAGATAGCGTGATGTTCTGCAAGAGTCCCTGTACTCCCGCCTTTAGCTCCCCGACAGAGTGGAGCGCCATGGTACTAGTTTGTTATAACGGTAACGTCTGCGGTTCCACCAATGGTGAGGTAGCAACCTGTGGTGAACTTCGCGCCGAACAGGTCAATGTATCGCTCTCCTGCCGCAAGTGTAATGGTATTGAAGATAACCGTTGTTGCTGCGCTCGTGTTGTCCCAGAATTTGAGAGTACCAGAGCTGTGCGAGTTGATAACAACACCGACAAGTACGCCAGGACCAGTAGCGATAAGTGCTGATGCGGATAGATTTGTGTACTTGCCCTGTGGGGTAGTTGCGGTAAGTGTTGAGTACTGTGCCATAGAGGATTGTTAGAGGGCTTTGTGTCCCTTATCCCGCCACCCAGAGAAACGACTATCTGAGGGGCGGGGAAGAAACACTAGCTTGCTGCGAAGATACCAATCTGGGAGATTGCTCTCCAAGAAGTACCGTCACATACGAGCGTTACAGAGTCTCCAATAACAGCAGTTCCCTGCGTGTTAGTGAGAGTCGTACCTGTAACTGATGCACCGTTCGGGTTTGCGCGAGCGAAGATTGTTCCGCCAGTGACGGTAAATCCTGCTGTTACGTTCGAGACAGTGAAGGTGTAGAACAGACCTGCTGCTGCGGTAGGAAGAGTCCATGACGGAGTTCCTGACGTAGAGCGGTTGATGAATACACCACCGGAGTTAGCTGCCGTAAGTACTACTGTCGCGCCAACAAGGGCGGAAAGTGTTACTGGGCGTGTGCTTCCTCCACTGAAGGTTGGAGCTGCGTTGAAGGTAGCTGCACCTGTGAAGGTTGAGATACCTGTAACAGCGAGGTCGCCAGTGATGGTTGTGTCGTCGCCAACAACGAGGTCTTCTCCAAGCGTAAGTGAGTCGTAATTAGTTACTCCCATAGTAGTTTGGATTAACTAATAACTATGCACCTGTCGAGCCAACGAGGCCAGAGTATTCGATTGAATCAACTGCCTCACGAGCGCGCATCTTGTAGATGTACTGGTCGTTCTCCTGGTAACGCCAGTCTACAAGGTCCGTGAAGAAGGACTCGCGCTCGAAGCGGTAGATACCGTTCGTGCTCGAACCTACGAAGTACGCGGTTGTAGAGGTTGCGTCGAGGAATGGGCTGTACTTTACAACCATGCCTGGGTACATCTCAGAGAAGTAGTTGAGGTCGTTGTTTCCAGTTCCTGCGCGAAGTACCGACTTAGCAACCGCCATACCTGTCTGGTGAAGAGCGGAAGGAGTAAGGAGGAACTTCGGCTCGTAACCAGCGATAACGCCAGTCTGTGAGAGCTGTCCACGGAGGCTAACGATAGTTGTGTTGAGTGTACCGTCTGCAAGTGCGCCAGTCTCAAGGTTGTCTACAGTGTCGCCGTTCTGGTTGATGTGTGAGTTCGAGAAGAGCGCAACACCGTCAATCGTAAGCTGCGTGGTGAATCCGAGGCTGTACACGCTGAAAGCGTTCTGGTCCTGGGAAGCTGCCCACGTCATAGCCTGCTGACGTACCGACTTCGCAACTGCTGACTGCTGTTGGTCCGCCATGAAGGTACGGCTGATAGGCAAGTTCTTCTTGAACTGCGCGATAAGCGTAGTCTTGAGAGCTGCTGCCGAAACAGGAGCCTCGTAGGTAGGAGCAACGTCGTCAGTTGTTACCTGGAAGTAGCCACCACCACCGATAACCGAGGTGTTAACTGCTGCGTTCGTCGCGGAATCCTGAGTGAAAATCATCGAGTCGGTGGCGCGAGCCTTACCAACTACCGCAAGCTCAATAGTCGCCTCATCGAGAAGCTTATCAAGTGCGGTCTTGACGAGAATCAGGTCCGGGGCCGAGTTGTTATTTAGTCCGTTCATGTTGATTCAGGGTTATGCGCTGATGCAGAAGTCGAGCACTGTACCCTTCGTGCTGTACACGAACTGGAGAGTGTTCTTCCGATAATCGCCACCGATAATGACGACACAGTTTGCTACTGCGTCTGTTGCTGCTGCGTCAATGCTCCACGTAGTAGAGGTAAGGTCAAAGACCACACGCTTTCCAGAGAGTGCGTCAATTTCTGCCTGTGTGTCTGCTGTAGAAGCGGTCTTCGCCTTGCCCTGGTAGATGATACCGGCAAGAGGAAGCCAAATCTGAACTGAACCATCTGCTGATGCAGTGTCAGAAGATGTAGACTTTGCGATGCCTGTAAAACGGTCTGCGGTGTCGCCATCGCCGTCAACCATAGGAATTGCAGTTCCGAGGTATGGGGATGCGGCAGCCGCGTCAGCAGCCTTGGTAGGCGTGCCTGCTGCGATTGTGCCTACGCCACCAGAATCAACGACCCAGTTCTTAGAGAACGCGCCGTCCATCTGTGTTACGAGGGCAAAACTATTCAATAGTGCCATGTGTGAGGGATATTAGTCCCTTCACAAGAAAAGCTAGTCCTTAGGACGAGCGGCAAGTACCTGTTCTTTCGTGAGAGAGAATGGTGGCTTCATGTAGGACAACTCTTCAGGGGAGAACTCAGGTTCCTTTTGGGAGTTGCCTGGGGGTGCTCCTGCGCCTGAGCTAAATGTCCTTGCTGTGCCGGCACGTCCTAGTTCTTCCGCAATCTGGCCGGACTTTACGGCATTGACGTAGCCTCGTGCTACTCGTACTCGTTCCTCTGCTGAACCGGAAGTGATTACTGTTGCGAGCTTTAGCTTAACTAACTCTCGTTCCTTGGGGTCTTCGATAGCGTCTGCAAGCTCTTCTGCGGTCTTAGACTGCTCCTGCTGCTGAAACTTCTTGAACCATTCGGGCACAATATCTCCTTCTGGTTCCTGCGTTGGTGCTTGCTTGTTCAAACCAAGTACCTCTGCCGGGTCGAGTCCGAGAGCGGCTACGCTTTCTGCATTCTTCTTGAGCGTAAAGGCTGCCTTCTCTGCGGGAGTGCGCTGCTTGTTGTCCCTGTTGAGTTCCTGGTCTATAGGACTCTCTGGGGTCTCCTGTGAAGGTTCTGGGATAATTGTTTCCGGCGCAGTTCCGGTGTCTTCTGCGTTGTCTGGGTTCATCGTAATGTAGGCTACGTTCCTGTTAATCGCTGCTTAGGAGAGCGTTCCCGGTGTCCTGTGCGAGTACTTTCAGTGTATTCTCCTGCTGTTGCTGGAACCATATCGCTGCTTTCGAGAATAGAACCTGGTCGTTGTTGAGTGCTTCGTGTACCCCTTTCGAGATAGCTTCGTAAAGCACTTGTTCTCTGACCATTTTCCATGCTGTTGAATGCAGGATGTTGTTCGCGCTTTCGCGCAAGACTACTGCCTGTTCGTACTCTAAAGGAACACCACGCATGAGGAGTTTACCTGCCTCATCTACCGTAAACGTAGCATGAAGCGGTAATGCTCCTACTGTTGATAATAGTTGATTCGTCAAGAGCACGCGGTCCTCTTGGGAGAGCTTTGCATGTCGTAACGCCCATGAAGCGAATCGAGCTATCATTACTTCTTCTTAGCTACCTTCTTTTTCGCAGGCGAAACTTCCTCTGCTACCGGCTCCTCAACGGGTGCTGGCTCGTCTGCCTCTACAATCTCAGGTTCCTGGGTAGTGGGGTGTGGAGCTTCAACAACTACGTCTGGCCCGTACCCCTCTACGAGAAGGCCGCCGAGCTTGATGTACTCTGCTTTGACTGCTGCCTCGTCCCGACCAACGGCTGCAATAGCACGCTGGAGCTTAAAGGGATTGGCTGCGAATGCATATTCCTTCATATTATTCTGGCTTTTCAGCCTCGTTATCCTCTATAGGAGCGTCTGCCGGTCCCGCGATAGCAACTAACTTGTGCTGTATCTGGGTTACGGTCTCTGCTTCCTGTCCAGTAATGTTTGCGCGGGCAATGAGAACAAGGATGTTCTTTGCGTCTGCTGCGGTGATTTGTTCCATGTCGTTTCTATTAGGTTATTAGCACTTAACGCTTCCCGGCTTCTTCACGGGCTTGTTGCCAGTAGCGATTCTCTGGTGGAGTGGCATGAGCTTAGCTGCACCCCGTCCTGCTGTTTTTAGTTTCATATCGCTGTTTATTACATTGGTACTCCTGCACGAACCGATTGCGTAGGCATCTGGTTAGGGATTCCCGGCATCGGTTGGCCCTGCATATCAGGGTTCATCATCATCTGGTTGAGCATATCGTTAGGGTCTACCTTCTTGATATATCGCTCAGGGTCTCCGTTAGCGAATGGTTCGATAGCGAAGTCCTCGACCACGTTCTCCATGTTCACGTACGGAGCCACCATAGGGCTGGTCATGACCTGGAGAGCGAGCGCACTACGCTGTTCATCTGTACCCATAGACTTAGATACAATCTGGTCTGCGTCTACCCACATAGAGTATTTGTTGCGGGCGAACTGGTACGGATTAACCTCGTAGAGCCTCTGGTCGGTATCCTCGCCTCCTGCGTCCTCGAATAGCTCCCATTCCTTCTCCTTAACCTCATCCTCGCTCATGTTACGGCCCATGTACTTGTCCGTGAACATGATGCGGTTCGTTACGTTCTTACCCTTCTCTTTGCCCTTAGCGAGTACGGTCTTGTACTTCATAGCCATAGCCTCAGGTACGGTCTGGTCTAGCTCTCCGATGGTTGTGTGAGATACCACGATGTCTACCGTTAGTTCTCCGATGTCAGAGACGAGCTTTGCAAGGAGCGTACCGAAGTTTCCAAGGAATACACGGGCGTTCTGCTCTGCTTGGGATGTTGCGTAGGCCGTTACTCCTGGCTCTGCACCTCCAGTCATTATCTTGTCCTGGGTGGAGTCGGACATATCCTCCTTTGCCTGGTTTACGGCGTTGTATGCTGCCGCGAGGTTAGGACCAAGCTGGTACGGTGTTACGTTTGCACCCATAGGCATGCCCACGAAGGCTCCCGGAGCGATAACCGTCGTGTCCATCTTAGCGATTCCAGTGCCGAAGATAGGCTTCATCACGTCGAGAGCTGTACCGTCAAGCAACATGCGCTGTACGAAGTTCTGGCTCTTATCGTCCCAATACTCCTTGAATGCTCCTGACTTATAGTAGGCGAAGCGTCCTGTTGGGTCTATTGGCTCAAAGCCTGACTTTGCGATGTTGTAGACAGGAACCGTTACCCATTCAGTACCAATCATCTGCATTCTCCTGTGCCTGATAGGGTTTGAGTTGTATACGTCGTCAGGATTACCCATGAATACGCCTCCTGCCCACTCAACCTCAAGGTCCTCTGCTCGGTACTGGATGTTGATGCACTGAACGTAGTCTCTATCTGCCTCGGTCCACTCAATGTCGTAGAGTGTTTGATTCTCTTGGCCCGTGAGGAATACACGAGTCATGCCTGCCTGGACGAACTTAAAGTCTGGGTGATTTCCATACTCAGCTCTTGCCTGGTCCCACGGGATACGGCGTACACGAATGATGTATGGCTGTGCCTGGAGCTGTTCAGTGTAGAAGTCAGCAAGCATAACCTCGTCAATAGGGAGGATGTTGAGCTGAAGACCGGAAAGTATCTCGTCTACTGCCTCAAGTATCTTAATAGAGCCGTCTGTCATGCGCTGTTTTACGCGCTGCATCTTCTCTACATACTCAACCTGGACGAATACCGCAGGGTTTACTAACGCCGAAAGGACAATGTAGAGGAATTTGGTCTCGTATCCTGCTTTGCGTAGGTGTTCTTCCACGAGAATAGCCATGACCCTTGCGCTCATCTTGTCCTCTTCGTTTCGTTCGTTAGTTGCCCTAACATACGGGAACAACATAGCGGCAAGTACGTGCGCCAAGATACCCATAAGCTTGTTGCGGGCGGTGTTCTTACGTCCACGCCATCGCCACCTCTGATGTGCGGGAACAAACTCAGCACCTACAAAGGCTCCGAAGGTCTCCTGGTCTAGTCTCGCTCGTTGAAGCAGGGACATACCGTCGAACTCATCGAACTCTCTATGCTGAAGTGTGTAGGCTACTTGATAGTCTCTCTGTACCTGAGCAAAGAGCTTCTTAACCTCTTCACTTGGTTGATATGCGGAAGCAGACAGCTTATTCCTGTTGCCGTCTACTGGTTCTCCCTTGTCATTAGTAACAATAGCTCCTATCACAGTAGGGTGGAGTTAGTAGTCATGAGCATAGAGTAGCACCTGTAGTCAAGAGTCAATGTGTGCATATTATCTACCGTGGAAGTTTGTGTAGTCTGGAGTGAACACGCTTATTGCTGCGCCTTGTCCTACACCACTGTCCATCATGAGAGCGTAGCGCAGTGCGTCGAGAGCGTGGTCATTCTCTTTGATAGGGTTCTCTTGCTCGTTTTGGTCTGGTTTCTTCTCAGGATATGCGTAGGTCTCAAGCTCCATTATGAGATTTACGCAGTCTATGTGTATGAATAGTCGGTTGCTCTTAAATAGTTCTCGTACTGTGTTTATGCCGTTTCGTATAGAGTCTGAGCCTTTTATTACGTCTCTCACATTCGCGCCACGCTGTCTAAGTTCCTGCACGCCAGAAGCACTTGCTGGGTCTGGGTATACCTCGTTCGCCTGGAGAGCTGAAGCATAGTCGGCTACCTGTGCGTCTGTCTGGCCTCGCTTGTACCACTCTGAGATTACGAAATACCTGTTGTCGTCGTCTTTCTTGATAGTTAGGACAGCGGCTGGGTTGTTGAACCCAAAGTCCACACCAAGGATAGTCTTTACTATATTCTGTGGTTTCTCTGCGAATATGTGCCTTTGGCGGATGAACTCCTTGTATACCAATCCTTCAGTCTTCCTGAAGTCAGCCATGTACTCCTGTGCAAAGCGGTCCTCGGTAAGCTCAAGCTTTGCTTTAGCAACCTCTTCCTTTGGAATATAGGGGTTGTCGAGAGTACTAAAATGAAATGAACGGTAGTCTGTGTCCTTCGCCTGCATGTTGTACAGGTGGTAGAAGTGGTTGAATCCTTTAGGTGTACTGATGAAGAGTCCTTGTCCCCGGCGGTCTGTGAGGGTAGGGCGTAGGACTTCCTGCCAATGGTTCCAGAAGTCCCTGTAAGAACTAATCTCATCGAGTACTAGGAAGTCAAAGAGCTGTCCGCGTAAGGTTTCTACTGCTTCCCAACCTCTAAGAGAAATCTTTGAGGTTCCTCCATGTTGGTTCTTTACCACTACCTCCAGGCGGGATTCGTTAATAGACTCTGCTATAGGCCCACATATCTTCTTTAGTTCTGCCCAGGCAATGTCTCGTGCCTGCTGGTAGGTAGGTGCTATGTAGGCTACACGAGCGTCCTGTTTAGCTACAGCAACAGCGAACATCTCCCATACTGCGAGGGTTGTCTTACCGAAACGCCTGCCGCAGTTAACGACGCGGAATCTATGCGTATCAAGCGCTATCTTCGCTTGGGCTGGATGTAGAGTTGATTCCATTCTTTGTAAGGAGTTCTGTCGGCATGAATACTATCTTGTCTCCTCCTGAAGTTATGTCTGCGTTCGTTGTAGGATTTCCTTCGGCCATTTTCCATACTATCTCTGTAGGAAGAGTCTTTAGATACTCAATCTTCTCTTCATCTGGGAGAGATTCTAAGTATTCTCGTGCGAAAGTCTTGAGAGACTTACCTGGTGGTCTACCTTTGGGGTTTCCTGACTGGCCTTTTACAAACTGGTATCCTTTCAACCAGTCATAATTCTGTTTCTTATCCTGATTTTCAGTATCTGCCATACACTAAGTATACTACTTTCATAGTTGTCAAGCTATGTTCTATATCTTAGGGTAGGTTCCGTTCTTTTGGTTGTCGTTTCGGTAGGGTATGTTCTTTCCGCCGGATTTGAAGGTGTTTGTTTCCTTCTTAGGGATAGTTCCTTTGAAAGGGTTGATTGCTTTGTATCCTAGTTTTCCTGCTTTGTAGTCTTTCTGTCCCTGCGCGATGTTCTTTCCAATGGTTCTACCGATGTTCTGTAGTTTTCCTTCTGCACGCTTCTTTGCGCCTACGGCTTTGTTGAGGAGTTCCATGCCGCCCATGTTCTTGTTGGTCTTCATATTATGGAGTATATACCTCTAGTCTTCGTTGTCTTCTGTGGACTTTGCTTTTACGCGCTTGGTGTGGCTTGAGACGCTTATGGTTGCTAGCTGTCCTGCCGCCAGGGTTGCGTGTTCTAAGGCGATTCTGAGCACTTTGGCCGGGTCTCGTACCCACGGTTCTATAGTGAAGTCGCTTGGTGCGTTCTTCATTACTTGGGTGTAGATGCTTCCTAGCGGTTTCTTGAGTAGGCTATCGCTTGGCATATCCTCTGCTATTTCCTTGAAGGCAAGTCCTGCTCCTGGAACAGTTCCCTCCTGGTAGGCTGCGCGTACTGCGTTACATGCGTCTTCTACCTTGTCGAAGATACGCTTTCGCTCGCTTTCTGACTCTGCGCCGACCTTAGCGAGTGCAAATCCACCATCTAGCTGTGCTATACGTGCTTCGATTGTCTTTCTGTCGAAGTCTGAAGGGTTGCCTTTGAGTACGTCGTTGAGTTCTTCTATGCGCTTTTCTATACGCTTTGTTGCTTCCTCTGAAGTTTCTCCTGCGAAAATGGCTGTGTATCGCTGGGCAGAAAGGGTCTTGATGTGTCCGAGGTCTGAGTGCTGGATAGTGTCGAGTCCTCCGTCCTCAGCATCTACGAACCTGCCACCAAGTACGGCCTGGAGGTCTTTCATTATCTCCCGCTGGTTCACATAGGGAGCGTTGATTGGGGATATGAAGAAACCTTTTTGTGCGTTTGCCTGGATAAGAGGGATTACATCGTCTGAGATTGCACGGCACACCAGTACCACGTTCCTCTGTCCCTGAGAGGCAAGACCGTCAAAGATAGGGAAGAGCTGGTCCCATGTTCCTTGTGAGACGGTGTTTGTTGTCAGGATAACAGGTACATCCTTGAGTTCGAGAGACTGCTTCTCGAAGTTGTTCATGGCCTGGGTGAGGCCCATGCCGTTGTCTATTCTGATGCCGTTGATTGGCTCTATGGTGGTCTCTAGCTGGTTGGTCTCTTCTGCGAGGATTTGGCCGTTTCGACCAAGTGCCCACTGTGCTTTTCCAATGAGTGCGCCCAGTTCCTCGTCCTCGGTTGATACTACGGCGGAACGGATAAGGTCTTCCTCTGTTTCGATAGGAGTAGATATCTCCTTGAGCTTTGCGATAACCTCGTCTTTCTCCTGCGAAAGCTGCTTTCTGAGTTCTCCCGTACTCTTAGCTCCAACAGTACGCCCATCTCCCAGCTTCTCATCAAGGGCGGTAGTTATCTCGTCAATGAGAGTAATCGTTGTGGTTGAGCCGTCTCCTGCCAGGTCGTTTGCTTTTGCGGCAGCGTCGCGGGCCTTCCTGAGTCCCATGTCCTGATGCTCATTATCAAGACTTATCTCTCGCGCAATAGAGATACCATCGTTGGTTACACGTAGTCCCTTCTCTAAGAGTCCATTGGTTCCGAATGGTCCAATAGTTGGTGTTACGGAAGCTCCGAGGAACTTCACCCCTTTTAAGACTTCTTTTCGGGCTTCTACACCTACAAGCACAGTTTTTCCTATGTATGTCATGGTCGTTTCGTTTTCTAGTAGTATACGTCCTCCTCTTCCTTTTCAACCTGTGTATTGCGTAGTTCGGGCGGTAGCCAGACTTCTATCTCTGTTTCTGCGTGCCAGCCTTCGCGGTATTCTGGTACTTTGTACTGCCCGGTTGAGACCACATGTACCCACCAATCGAAGTAGGGGTGGGTGGATTCCGGCAAGCATTGACGGTATTTGTGGATGAATATAATGTCATCCACCTGCTGGATAGTTAATCTTTTGTTCATTGGGTGTTATGTATACTTCCTGGGAAGGGTGAGAGTCCTTCTTTTCTTGTCTGTTGGTCCGGCTATAACCGCCTTCTAGCTTCGCGGACACCAAGAAGCTGAACCTAGACCGCCTAATCATTGGGCGGTTTGGCTGTTAGTTTCTGAGCTTCTTCTAGCTTGGCGGAAAGCCAGTATTCTGCGTGCTCAAGAAGTACATTCGGCGAGAATACGCGAACATCAGGCCGTATATTCATCGTAAACTTCTCCCTAAACTCTGAGAGAGACTTTTCAGTGAAGGGGGTGCCAGACCTTTGAAAGTCTTGTGCCCGTACAGGCATGTTTCTTTTAGTAGGTTCTTTACCCTGAGAAACTGGCGAGTTCGGACAGGCAAGCTGGTGATAGCAGGTTTCTGTACACGATATTTCCTCCGGGGAGAATTTCTGCGGGTCTGTCACTAACCATTCCTTCTTCGTATTGTCTGTGCAGTAGATGTGGGTTTCCTGGCATACTTTCCCGCACATATGCGATGAGTGTGCTCTGCAACAATCTTTCTTAGTGTTCATGGCTTATTGCTTAGGTTTTTCCGCCAATTCAGTGAGTGCCCTTACACATCGTTTGGTCTTCTCGCTATCTGTACTTACGAGCATGAGCATAGAGCCTTCAAAGGAAGCGACCATAACCATACCTCCCATTCCTACGGCCTTTCGTTCTTCTTCGCGTACCTCCTCTTCTTTTCTTGAGAGGAGGGTGCGTATTAGTTCTTTTACATCTTCTGCCCGCAAACCATTCCTTAAAAGTGGGTTCGGACCTGAGTCAGAGAGTTCCACATATCCTCTATCAAACTCTTTCTCCCAATCAGTAGAGGGGTTGGTGGTGGTCATGGTTTCTGGCTATTACGCATATAACAAACTATTGCTTCGAGGTTTTCTAGGTCGAAACTACCGTCTAGAGTGGCTACGTCGTCCCCGAAATCGTATGCGAGATAGGCTCCCAATGAATAGAGTCCGCCATCTTCCTTGATTGAGTCTTTGAGTATTTCTTTTGCGCGATTTATATCCATGGTCTCGTTCTTTACTTCGTGACATTCGCATTCTCTGTTGTTGCACTGCCATGAGTCCTTATAGTCCAGATATAATCCGCAAGTACCGCAACAACCAGGAGAATAATTCAGAGTATTCATAGTAGGTTCTTTGTTCTTATGTGAGGTGGCTAGGGGAGGACCTGGAAGGTAATCACACAAGGTACGCATTGATCCTTTCGTATCTTTGCCTCGTATTCTGCCGTTGCCTGTGCGCGGAATATAGAAGCGAGGTTTGCGTTTCCGCGAAAATCTAGCTCATCTCCCCTGACTACCGCCCATGCGCGGACAGTAACCCTGTTGTTTTCCTTATCGTCCTGACATTCAGGGCATCCGAGAGTTTTAGGCTCCCAAGTAGTCTGATGTTTTACGCACTTAGTTTCTTTCTTCATAAGTTCTTTTAGTTCTGTTTAGGTGGGGTTAGAAGAGAGGTGCGCTTACTACTTTCCAGTTTGTTTGGCCT